CTGAACTAAGTAAAATTTTGCACCAATTTACAAACAATAATATTTAAAGAAAATGAACTTCACAAAAGAACTGGCCGAATTGAAAACCAGCTTTTCGGCATTGACAGAAGAATTGAAAATGCGCTTTAACGCAGAACCAGCGGCAGAACCAAAAAAGTTTGGAGAAGCCACACTCGTTGACGGCACAATCGTAGCATTCGAAGGCGATGCACCCGCAATCGGTGGCGCACTTATGGTTATCAGCCCCGAGGGCGAAGTACCTGCGCCTGACGGAACACACGAAACTACTGACGGGCAGTTGATTTCAACAGAGGGTGGTATCATTACCGAAATCGAAATCAAAGAAATGGAAGTCGAAGAAGAGGCCGCAGCACAATTTGCAAGCCTTGAAGTATTCGAAGCCTATCGCACAAGCGTAGAAGACCGCCTGAGCAGCATTGAAAAGAACCTGATTGCAATGCTGGGTAAGGTTGAAGAAACTTTCAGCGTGTTTGAAAAGTTTGCAAACCAAACCCCCGAGCCTGCTGCACCCCAGTTCGGCCACAAAAAAGTAGAAAAAGACAGCGCACTTAGCGCATTCGCATCCTCATTCAAAAACCTTAAAAAATAAAATAAAATGGCATTTGTAGTATCAGGTTTGACCGATTACACCAAAGAAGTCAAAACCGACCTTCTCGTAAAATCAATGTTCAGCGGCAAAACTGCATCTTTGTTGCAGGGTGCTGGGCAAGTTGTTCCCGGAATTAAGTCAGCAGAAATCCTGCCCTTGCTTGACTCCGATGTTTTCTTTCAAACTGACGGCTGCGGTTACAATGCCTCAGGCACAACCACAATCAGCAAGCGTACAATTACTGTTGGTAAGGTAAAGGTTGAAGAAACCCTTTGCCCTAAAACACTTGAAACAAAGTACACTCAGATTGGTTTGGCCGCTGGTTCACCAGTTGACCTTGGTGTATTTCAAGAGCAGATTGGTAACGAAAAAGCAATGAAGATTGCCGAAGCCAACGAAACTGCTATATGGCAGGGTGACTCAACCGGAGGTGCTGGAAACCTTGGTTTTTATGACGGCTTTTTGACTATCCTTGATGACCTCGGATTTGGCGGTGCTGGTGACCCTATCGAAGGCAACCCCACAACTGGCGGTGGTTACACTCAGTTAACTTCGCTTACTTCTTCAAACATTGACGAGGCCATTGCGAAGATTTACAGCCTTATCCCTGCTGGCGTAATTGGCAAGCCTGATGTGTTTATCGCTATGGGTGTTGACACTTACCGCACTTATCGCGCTTGGTTAGTGTCTGCCAACTTGTTCCACTACGATGCTGCCGAGGCTACCGCAATGGAAATCGTTGACCCTATTTCAGGCATCAAAATTTACGGATTGCACGGAATGAACGGCACTAACAAAATCGTGGCAGGTCGCTGGAGTAACTTCTTTATCGGTACTGACATGATGGATGAGACCGAGGAGTATTCTATGTGGTGGTCACAGGACAACAATGAGGTAAGATTCCGCGCCAGTTTTAAGCTCGGAACGCAAATTTCAAGGCCGTCCGAGGTGACTTATTTCAAACTTCCATAATTAACGAAATAGAAATTTAAACCCGGGGGGTGGGGAAAACCCTACCCCCTTTTAATTTAAAAAAAACAGATGTGTATCTTAACTACCGGATTTACTCTTGATTGTAAAACACAGTCGGCCGGAATAAAATCAATTTACCTTGTGGAATTTTCTGCTAAATCCACATTGACAAAAAGCAGCGGTGAAGTTTCTGCTCACACTTTAACCAGCCCCAAAGTTTATTTCAAGTACGAGTTGGAAAAGGAAACTACCGCAATGACTTGGCGTACAATCCCGTCAACCGAAAACGGCACGGTGTTTTACGAAGCCGAAGTGAACGCAAGGTTGCACAAAGTAACCACCGCACAGCGCAACGAAATCAAGTTGCTGGCTCAAAACCGTATGCTGTTGATTGTACTTGATGCAGAAGGTAACTACTGGCTGCTGGGTGCGGATTATGGCGTTCAGTTGCAGCAGAGTGAAAGCAACTTTGGCCAGGCGTTTGGAGACTTCAAAGGTCATGTGTTGAATTTCTTGCATAAAGAAACCGACCTGCCTTTGAAAGTTCAGTCGGCTGTTGTAACTTCGCTGGGTCTTTCATAAGTATTTGTTCATAGTATTTGCAAGGGGGTGGCTTCGGTCGCCCCTTTTTTTTTTAAAAAAACTTGCACAATTAAAAAGGAGGTTGTATGTTTGCTCATCTCTCTAAGATATTTTTAACCCCTGGTTTGCTTGGTCGCCGCCAGGGGTTATTTTTTTTGCACACTTTGAAAATGGGTACATTTAGGGTTGATGCTCTACATAACCAAAGGTCAAAGCAATTCAGTCATAATCACAGGTCGGGAAAAGGTAACAATTACCTCGCCCGTTTATTTGTTGGTTTTTGACAGCCAAGTGAGTTATGACCAGAAGGCATTTATTGTGGCCGACAGCAGCACACACCCGGCAAGGTTTCAAGAGTTCACATTTACCGAGGGCAGCACAGCGGCTAAAACCCTGCCGATTGGAACACATTATTGGAGGTTGTTTGCACAGACCAGCCCCACCAATTTAGACCCGGACTTGGCAAACGAAGAAATAGACCGGGGTATAGCCGAAGTAAGTACATCACACACGAATTTCAATGACCACGAGGTCAACACCACCATAAAACAGCACCACATCGGATGAGTTTTGAACTACTAAAAATCACATTTGCGGAGTCTAAGCTGCCCAAATTTAAGGAGCAGAAACAAAAAGGCTTTGTAACTTATGGGGAAAAGAACGACTTCCCAGATACATTACTCGAATTCTACAAACGCAGCCCAAAGCATGGGGCGATTGTAAAGCAAAAAGCAAGGTTCACCGCTGGCAGCGAGTGTGTAATCGAAGGCAATCAGGCGGCTTTAAAATTGATTGACTTTGTTAACCCTTATGAGGGTCTGCATGATTTCAAAGCAAAGTTGGCATTGGATTACGAGATATTCAATGGCTATTGTTTTGAGGTGCATTACAACAAGTTAGGGCAGATTGCTAAATTTTATCATGTAGATTTCAGCAAAATTCGGACAAATGACAACCGGACTTACCTTTATCTGCAAGATTGGCAGAAATACAAGGCAGATGAGGTAAGGACTTACGACCGATTTAACCCGGACACAGCAGAGCCGTTCAGCGTTCAGTTATACTATTACCGCGAATACGATGCAGGGCTGGGAGTTTACCCATTACCCCCTTACATTCACGGGCTGCAATATATTGAAATTGATGTTGAGATAGCCAATTTCCACAACAATAACATTCGCAACGGGTTTTCAAATGGAACGCTGGTTCAGTTGTTTAAGGGTGAACCTACACCGGAACAAGCGCGGAAGTTTGAACGGAAGTTTAAAGACCGCACCACCGGAACGGATAACGCTGGGGGCTTAATCATTCAGTTCAATGACGGCAATGAAAGACCTGCCGAGGTTAACCACATACAGCCCAGCGACATTGACAAACAATTCCTGCAACTCAATGACACGGTTAACGCAGAGATATTTACGGCTCACAACTTCCCCCCTATCTTAATGGGTCAGAAATCAGACGGGCAACTTGGCGCGAGAAACGAACTGATTGAGGCTTATGAGATGTTCCACAAAAGCTATGTAAACCAACGACAAGCAAGACTTGACGCTTCGCTTGAATATGTTTGCGACTTCGTATATCCGGGCGTTCAGATTAGCACACAAGACAGCGAATTTATTGGGCTTGATTATGTGGCACTGGCAAACACCGGGGTTATTTCAGTAGATGAAGCCCGTGTCGCACTTGGATTAGGAGAAGCTGAGCAGAAAGTTCTTGACAGCGCACAGCGAGTAATTGAAAGCATCAATAGCCTTTCGCCACTTGTGGCAAACAATGTGCTGTTAAACATGACAATAAACGAAAAAAGGGCGTTGGCTGGTCTTGCACCAATAGCAGGTGGTGATGTGTTACAGGCAGCAGCACCAGCCGATGCAGCGTTCAAGTTCAATGACTTTGAAAAGTGGCACGATGACGACCTAAAAGTATTTGCTCAATTTGGACAGCCGGAAAGTCAGTTTGAAATGGTGAAGTTCAACTTTGCCGAACTGAATGAAAAGGAACTTGCAATCATGGGGGCGGTTAACGACAACCCAAAGGCAAGTATCAAAGAAATTTCAACAGCCTCACGAATAGCCGAAGATGAGGTGATTAAGATTTTAAGAGTGTTGCAAGACGCTGGTAAAATCGAATGGACAAACACCGCCATAAAAATTACCGACATCGGTATAAACGACATCAGCGACAGCGGAGGCACACCACGAATTGAACTGAGGTATAAGTACAATGTAAGCCCCGAGGCAAAACCACTTAAAACACAATCACGCCCGTTTTGCATTGAAATGGAAAAGATGAACCGACTTTATACAAGGGCAGACATTGACCAAATGACTGCGATTTTGGGGTACGATGTATGGAGACGCAGGGGCGGTTGGTACACCGTGCCGGATAGCGAGCCAGCAATACACTTGCCGCATTGTAGGCACGAATGGAAGCAGGTATATGTAAGGAGGCGCAACAATGGCTAATTTTGCTTTTTTTGTAAGTGAGCAGGATGTTAAGAAAAACACCCCGATAGATGAAAATGTGGATAGCAAAATCCTGCAAACGGCTATGCGGACAGCGCAGGACATCTACATCAGGGATATAATTGGCTCAGGGCTTTATGACAAGATTTGTGATGACATAAATGGGGCTGGTTTGGCAGGTGATTACCTCACATTGGTAAACAAATACATTGCGCCTTGCCTATACCACTACATTGTAACCGAGTCAATGCTGCCAATGACCTTTAAAATGATGAATAAAAGCGTTATGACAAGGGGCAGCGATAACAGCAACAGCGTAGATTTAGACCAACTCACACGAATTGAGAGGGAATACCAGCACAAAGCAGAATACTACGCCCAAAGGTTGCGCGATTACCTGCTGGAAAACGACACTAAATTCCCCTTGTATCTCAATCCGGGCGACGGCATCGATGTAATTAACCCACATTCAGCGGATATGCTGGGCGGTTTCTTCTTAGGATATGGCGAAGATGATTGCTTTCTTAATTACGATTTTCCCAAATGAGTAAAGTAAGAGAAAAAA